CCAGGAGACTGTAAATCTTCCGCCTTATGGCACTACTGGTTCAACTCCAGTCGTCTCCACCAAGAATATAGGAGAGTCGCTGGGCAGGCGTACTCTTAATCGACCTAGGCCAAAGGGGTGTCCTATTCTGTTTTAGGTCTCAAAGTGTTCATGGACGCATACATGCCTGTCACGCATGAGGAGCGGGATCGTTACCCGCTGGGACCGCCAAGTTAGTTGACCATATTATTTGACTACAATCATTGTATGATATACAATACAGATTGTTCTTTAAAAAGGTAATTCAGTTTTAACTGAAAATTCTGTCTACCAGATAAATACAATATAGGAGATTATTATGTATTGTGATTACGGTTGTGGTCAGACTTTTCAGTTTAAATTAAAAAATGGTAAACATTGTTGTTCTAAAAGACCTTCAGGTTGTCCTATCTTAAAAAAGATAAATTCTGAAGGTACAAAGAAAGCTTATACTTCAGGAAAGCGCATTCCGCAACCCGAAGTATATAAAAATTTACCTGAAGAAATCAAACAACGAATGAATTGGAATAAAGATAATTTTTCTAAAACATTATTTGAATATGGTGGAACAGGAAATCATAAACAATCACTTATACTAGAAAGAGGTCATAAGTGTGAAGATTGTGAATTAGAAAATTGGAAGACAGAAAAAATTCCATTAGAATTAGAACATATTGACGGTGATAACAGAAATAATATTAAGAGTAATTTAAAATTATTATGTTGTAACTGTCACGCTTTGACTGGGACTTGGAGAGGTAGAAATATCAATTCAGGAAAGGTTAAAGTAACTGACGATGAACTATTGACAGCATTGAAAGAATGTAGTAATATTCGTCAGGCGTTGATGCGAGTCGGACTTACACCGAAAGGTGGTAATTACGATAGAGCAAACAAGTTAAATGCGACCTTGGTGAAATAGGTAGACACAAGAGACTTGAGAGTAAAATTTGAGTGCCCTGAGGGAAATCTCAGGAGTAGAACCCGTCAAATTCGGTGAAGGCTTTAAACTGCTAATACCGAGCCAAGCTTAGTGAAAAATCACTTTGAAGGTGTAGAGACTAGACGGCGGGCATCTAAGGTAATAATACTATGATGAAGGTATAGTCCAGACCACAAAACTTTATAGGTAGTGAAAACTATAGTGGTAAGAAAATCTCTCGCTTAACAGCATCCCGGTTCGATTCCGGGAGGTCGCACCAAAGAATGATGCCTCTATAGCGCAATTGGTTAGCGCAGTGGACTCATAATCCATTGGTTCCTGGTTCGAGTCCAGGTGGAGGCACCAGACATAGGAGAGTTGGGTGAGTGGTTAAACCAACAGATTGCTAATCTGTCATCCAGTAATGGGTGCGTGGGTTCGAATCCCACACTCTCCACCAATCAATGTTTTTTTGCTCGGTCTATGAGTTCAATACGAACCATAGGATTTTCAATCATCATTCGAGCAAGTAAGCCAGTAAGGTACCCTCGTTCATATAACAATTGTTCGTGGCTATCCTTATATTCACGGTTGTTTTGACGCAACAACCTTTCAACAACAGTAATACAGTCTTGGATATCCATACTGTATTTATTAAAGAACGTTCCGGGTGTCTCTGGATAGTGTGACCCACACGATGAGAAGTAGTGTGACAACTACGGGTGGTAGTCTTTAAACCGAAAGGCCGCTAGCAATGCGAGAACGGTCCCTGTCGGGAAGCGGGTGGAAGGAGTGTGTGATGGGTATGATAGCGTCATATCTTGATACTCTATAATTACCGCCGGGGGATGCAGAGCATATTGAAGCATATTGATATTCGGTCGTAACGGTTCATTGAACCTTAGTACATGCCGAGAGTGTTAGTGTGTTTCAATATGCTTTATGTAGGTGTGTACCGAATGGTTAGGTAGCGGATTGCAAATCCGTGCTATGCAGGTTCGACCCCTGTCACCTACTCCAAATTATAATGAAGGTGTTAGACTTAATGAAATGCGCGGTGTGTCTTTCATTATACCGAACACACCATGAAACATATCAGTCTTAATACTATGCCAAGATTTTAAAGGGAGTATTTCTGATTGTAATATCTTTTTACTTTCATCAAATATTACCGTCTTAACATTATTTCCACCTTGAGATAGCAAATAATTATATGCTACTTTTCTATTACCCATATCTTTGTGTATAGGCAATCCGGGATAGATGATTTGATATTGTGCAATAAATTTAAATGGTAGATGCTTCTCAAGCCAGTATTGTAGTTCATTACTAATAGGTCTAGCTTGAAAATAATCTTGTGTAACAATACTATTACCCCGTGGCTTATTAATGATATCTTCAACTGATTCTAATAAATCATCAGGTACATCAGGTAATGACAAATTCTCAATGTATTTCATTCAAATAAATATGATAGGTCTAAATTTGATTTTAATCTGATTAATAACGTTATTCTAGGCCCGGTGTTTATGTTAGTGATGTTATGAACTTCTTTTACCTTTATTACATGAGGGGTAGTCATTTCTAACTTATCTACTAAATTACATGTGGCTGGATTATAACTAAAATAGTTAATCGTTTTACTATATTCCGAATATGTTTGTTTGATCGGTTGTCCTAGTGTAGTGTAAAAATTAACAAAAGTATTATTACAGTTAAGTATAGGTAGATTAAAACTATGATCAACATCTCCTGTATCAATATGAATGCTAGTGCCTTTGGTCGGTTGAACGATAAAAAAAGCAATGGAGTATACATAACTAGTCCATCCCAATCTATCTAACTCGGATTGTAGTTCTGGAATGTTTAAAAATGAATTAATATCGTTTGGAATGTAAAACAAACTAGTCATATTAGCATAAAGTTTTTCTTTTGGAAACAAACTAAATACTTTTTCTTGTATAGTTTTCAAATTATCTAATGGAATAGGGGCATAGTATTTCATTAAACTATTTATGCGGGGTTCGTATAGTGGTAATACCTTAGCCTTCCAAGCTAATGCTGACAGTTCGATTCTGTTACCCCGCTCCAATTCTATTTAAAATGTTCATTGCTCTGGTTCTTAACTGGTCAACAAATTCTGATTCAGTTAATACACCTTTAGCAAGATTACATTTTCTACAAGTTACTTGAAGATTGTTGTATGTGGTTTCTCCACCTTTAGATTCAGCAATAACATGATCCATGTGTATTTCTTTATCGGACAAGTCTTCATCACAATAGACACACCATTTACCGTCCCTTTCAATAACTCTACGGCGTAGGTTAAGAGGTATACGTTCTTTCTTTTGTAGCATAAATTTATTTAGCTACCCAAAAGTACTAGACAGATAAATAGTTTTCTATTATAATAGTTAAATGCCCTGGTGGCGAAATTGGTAGACGCACCAGATTTAGGTTCTGGCGTAGAAATATGTGTCGGTTCGAGTCCGACCTAGGGCACCAAAAGTTTTTGGGGGTGTAGCTCAGTTGGGAGAGCGGTTGCTTTGCAAGCAATAGGTCGCAGGTTCGATTCCTGTCTCCTCCACCAAGATAGCGCGGGGTAGAGAAGTAGTAACTCATCAGGCTCATAACCTGAAGATCGGCGGTGCGAATCCGTCCCCCGCATCCAAATAGGAGAATTATATGCCAATGTATGAAGCAACAGTAAGAACACCGGAAGGTGATAAGAAGGACAAAGTGTACGCACCAAATGTACAAGAAGCTAAAAAGCTACTTGAACAACGTCATGGTCCACGTAATGTTCCATATATACCACATATAATACCAAGTTAAGTTTAAACTCGGTGTAGCTTAGTCCGGCTTAAAGCGCCTGCTTTGGGAGCAGGAGATCGTGAGTTCGAATCCCACTACCGAGACCAATCATTTTTTAAAAGGAAATAGTATGACATGTAGAGGTTATGATTCAAGGGCAGTTAAAATCCCTAAAGCAGTTAAACGTGCGGCAACACTAATTCGTGATGCACATGTACGTGGGGATTTTATTCGTAGTTATGTTGAGATTGAAAAAAGCAATTCACGTACAAGTTCTCGTAAGGATAATAGTAAATGAGTAAAGGTAGCTTACCAAGACCCTATAGTGTTGATTTAAAAACGTTTAATAACAACTGGGATAATATCTTTCGTAAGCCTGATCCAAGAATAATTGAGGATCAAAAGAATGAAGATGAAGCATTTGAAAATATTGCTAATCAAACAGAAGTTAAAGATAGTAACCAGGGTGGTTAAATATCGGGTCGTTAGCTCAGTTGGTAGAGCGTCTGCCTTACACGCAGAATGTCGGCAGTTCGAGCCTGTCACGACCCACCAAAATTTTATAACAACGAAAGAAAAATATGTCACAAAGCAGAGCAAGATATACAAGTGAAGAGGCTGCCAACATGGTGGGTAATCGTTTTGATTTAGTTCTTATTGCCTCACAACGGGTAAGAGAATTAAAGCGAGGACATCGTTCACTACTTAATACTAAATCAGGACCAATGGTAACTGCATTAGAAGAAATTGAAACTGGACTAGTTGGACGAGAATATCTTAAACGTATTAGAAAAAATTTATAAACAACATCTCCCTAGTATAATGGCAGTACTGCGGTCTCCAAAACCGTTAGTCAAGGTTCGAATCCTTGGGGGGATGCCAGATAAGTAGTATAATTGATAATCTTTAAAAAAAAATTATAAGTCCACTTATTTTTTATTAATAGAAGAAACATGTGCTGTTCTAATTATGTGACCAACAGGATCAACGGATTTACACTTGTCTCCGTGCCATCTTTTAAGATTGCCATATGATACTGTAGATCCGCAATGTTGGCATGTGTATTTAGGGGGTGACATTCCTTTGTTAGTTGCTTTGCCTTTTCGGTAAGCAGATAGTTTTGCTCTTTTTTGATCTGATCCAATTTTGCCGGTATTTGATATAGCAATATTTTTTTTGTGTTCTTCTGATTTAGGACGACCTTTTCCTGCTATGGACATTTTATTTCTTGTTTTTTCAGTTAATATATTAACTCTACGAAATAATTCTACGTTTGAATTTGGGTCATGATATTTGCCATTTAATAACAACGGGTTCCCCCATTCTTGTTTAATTGTAATTTGTTCTTGTTGCCAGCACTTGAAAGAATCTATATTTCTATATATAATCTCTATTATAAATGCCTCTTTTCCGTACTGTTTTATATCTTTCTTTATACGAGTAGAAGATGTAAAATATATTATCCAAAGGTCATGTTCTGGAGTAATTCCAAGTGTTTGGTTTTTATAGCGGTACCCGTAGTAAAATTCGCTAGTAATTTTGTTAGTTATCTTGTAAACATAAGCGTCAATCATATATTGTCCTTGTTTATCTATTTATCATTTAGGAGATGTTTTATGCCAAAAGTTTTTCTTTATTCTGACCCACATTTTGGGCACGCCGGCGTTTGTAAATTTACCCGTAATGACGGTATTACGAAATTAAGGCCATGGACTGATCCAGATGAAATGGATGAAGAATTAGTCCGACGATACAATGAAGTGGTAGGCCCTAAAGACAAGTGCTATTTTTTGGGAGATGTAGTTATTAATCGCAAAGCATTATCTACCGTAGGCCGTTTAAACGGTGACAAAGTATTGATTCGTGGTAACCACGATATCTTCCGTGATGATGAATATAGACAGTACTTCCGTGAACTAC